GCAGGCCCGCCTTCGCGGCCCCCTGGAACGCGAGCGTGTCGTCCGACGCGCCGTCGCCCTTCGCGCCCAGCTTGCGGATGTTGTCCGCGTCCAGCAGAGTCGCGTATCGTCCCGAAACAAGCCGCATGTCACGGATATCCGACGCGTCATGCATGGGTTCGTCGGCGATCTTGTACATGCCGGCCCCGCCGTCACCGGGAGTGTAGTAGCCGCGCGTGCGCGCGCCCATGCCCGCGCGCAGCAACCGGTCCGCCTTCATGGCCGCGACCGTGTCGTACACGCGGTCCGCGCGTGTGAACACCGCCAGCGAGGTCGCGGTCTCCTCGCCGGCTACGAACCCCGCGACCGCCTCGTCCTGCGTAGCGGTCTCGGCCGCCATGGGCCCCTGCGGGCCCACGGGACCCATGGGTCCGGGGTCGATGCCCTCGCGCAAATCAACGATGTCCTCGCCGATCATCATGCCTCCTCAAAACTGTTGATATGCGCGCACAGGCGCGTCAGGTCGATGTCCCCGTCGATGATCGCGTCGGCATGACCGCCGTCGAGATCCGACGAGTAGTACAGGCGCGGGTCCTCCCGTGCGCAGGCGCGCAACGCCATGTCCAGCATGCGCGGAGTGATAGCGGTCATCTCGTGCTCCTTAGAATGTGAGGATCCAGTAGCCCCAGCCGATCGTTTTGACCGTGCCGCCATCCGGACTGGTAACCCGGCATCGCCATGTGCCATGCCGACGCGAATCCCACTGAGCTCCCATAAACGCGTCAGGCGGGATCGTGGCCACCGCCCGTCCGTCCGCGCTCATCTCCGTGCATGCGACCGAATACCACAACTCGTCATCCAGACCGTGGAGTTCGATCACGCCGCTCCAGCCGGACAGGTTCACGTCCCACGACTCGCCGGTGCGCACGTTGCGCTGCCGCCAATGACCCCCGAACCGCTGCGTGTCGCCGCGGATGAACCTTTTGTCGCGGCGCTTGACCGCCTTGCCGTACACTGGCATGTCACTCACCCCTTTCACGCGCCGCCGTGGCGGGCGGGAACGCGGCCTGCACGGTCAGATCCGCCGTGTTCGTCTCCTGTTTCGGCCAGTCCGCGGGGGTCGTGGCCCGATATTGCAGGGTGACGGGGATCACGTCGCCCTGCTTGAGATTGTTCAGATTGATCACCCCGCTCACGAGGCCGTCCCATTGGTCGGCCTCCGCGTTCTCGCGAGACATGACCCCGGACGCGACCTGCCGATTGTTGACCAATAGTCGCAGCACGCAGCCCGTCTCCACATCCGTGCTTTTGGCGGTCATGGTCATGCTGCCGGTGGCCTGCACCGCGCTCACTGACCTACCCGCCGGCACCGTGACCCGCACCGTGCACAACGCGGTCCACTCCGCCGTCGGTGGGCCGAAACCCTCCACTGCATCGTCGTCCGCGATCACGTTGAGGCTCGCACCCACCAGCGCCTGCAGGTCCGCCTGCGTCCGCGTCAGCTTCTCGACCGATTGGAACGGGCGGGTGCCTTCGGAGGTGAGCGCATTGTTGAGGCGGCGGGCCGTGCGCTGGTTGATGCGGCGGATGACCTGCGCATTGTCGATCGTGCCTGACCGGTATTTCATGCGCTCTCCTTGATTGGTCTGGTTTGCAGGGTCAGCCATTCGCTGGCCGCATCCCATTTGACGTCCGTGATTTTCAGGTCGATGGTCTCGTCCAGCAGCAGGTCCCGTTCGTTGGTGTCGGGGTTGCTGTGGGTGACGCGCAGGCGGGCGTGGTCGCCGACGTGCACGTCGTGTTCGAGGCCGACCCTCAGCCCGTGGGTGGACTGGTCGGTGTCGCCGAGCAGGATGGCGGCCCGAGCGTAGGATTGCAGTGTTTTTAGCACGGTCACGGTCGAGTGCGACGAGTCCGACGATTGCAGGAGGGGCCAGCCGTGGTCGGTCAGCTCGTGTCCGTCGGCTTTGGCGACGAGGGTTTTGTCGTCGGAGCGGCCTCCGACCATGTAATGCTGTCCGGTCAGGCCGCCCCCGTCGCAGTCGGTCGCGTCGAGGATGGCCCGTTGGCCGGGCGCGAGCCGGTTCCACGTCCAATAGGGTTGGTCGATGATCTCGGGCGTGCCCACGCGCACCTGGAATCGCAGGCGTCCCTCGGTGTCGATCAGGGGGTCGGCGCGGATTTCGGGCCCGTCCTCCAGATCGGCGATATCCGATATCTCATCCCAGGTGCTGGTGAACTGCCAGCCGTCCCAGTTGCGTTCGTGCGCGGTCCCGCCCTCCACGTCCGGCAGGACGAATGGCAGGTCGCCCCATTTCATGGTTTCCGCGATCAGCGCGCGGATCAGGTCGCGGTATGTGCCGGTGGCGGTCAGGCGCCATGCTTTGGGCGGATGGTCCTCGTCGATCAGGACCTCGCCGTCGCGCCACGAATCCCGCAGGGCGATGTTCAGGACCTTGCGTTTGTTGAGGATCGTGAATCCGCCGCCGATCGTCAGGTTCAGCTCATCCCTTGTGTCGTTGAGGCTATGGGAGGTCAGGTAGCCGGCGTGCAGGATGCGTTCGCCCATGTGCGCCGCGTAGATCGTTCCCCAGTCGTGCAGGTACGGGTCCAGGTCGGGGATGAGGCGCAGCTGTTTGCAGTCGGGGATGGTGGCGCTCATCGACCCTTCGTCGCTGATCGAATCCTGAGCGGACAGTGCGGTGTAGGGCAGGCGGCCGATGTGCTGGCCGGTCAGCCCGTTGTACGCGTGCAATGTGATCTGTTCCATGGTTCACCTCCATGCGTTGCGTACGCGCAGCGCGACGTCCGCGCTGCCCTGCACCGTGACCGAGATCGTGTGGCGTCCTGGCGGAATCTGGAATCCGTCGTCGTTGCTCACCGTGCCGATGGTGGGGATCATGGTCGCGAAGTCCAGTTCCGCGGCCTGCACCGGCCTGTCGTCGAACCGCCAGTCGACCCGGCGGCCGTCCAACGAGGCCACGATCCGTTTCGGCGAGCCGGATACCGCCAATACCGGCCATGAGGCGGCGGTCCCGTTGTTCTCCGCCATAATCCGGCTGCCACTGGCCTGATAGGTGACGGGGTTGGAGTAGACGAGCGGATCCGGGCACGTCAGGATGATCGCGAACCGAAGGAGCCCGTAGTTTTCGTTTTCGTCGCCGGAGATGATTTTCGAGCTGACGTAGCCGGTGGCCTCGCGCACGCCCATCGTGTCGGCCACGCTCAGGGTGACCGGTTGGCCTACCAGTGCGCGCAGCAGGTCGCGCAGTCGCATGTCGCCGATCGAGGATCCCTCGTCATGGGGATTGCGTGTCTGATGGCCCTTGATGGTGACGACGCGTTCGGCCATGAGCAGGCGCGCGGGCATGTATAGTCCGTCGCCTGCCGGATTGTCCGCGGCCTGGGTTTTCAGGTCCACGCCGTCGTACCAGCCGTCCAATGGATGCCGGTCGAGCCAGACCATGGGCCCGATGGGCGAGTCGGGCCGGTTCGCGGGCGAGTCGTCCCTCATGGAGAGCCGGAGTTCCGGTTGGCCGAGGGTGGTGATGGTCACGCGCATCAGTCGCCTCCGTATCCGTTCACGCGCAGGGTCTGCAGGATCTCCTGCGCGAGGGCGCGGTCGGTCTTGCCGTTGCCCTGGATGATGATGTTCGCGGTTTTCGACACGTAGGTCACCGGCGCCGCGCTTTGCTCCGTATGGGAGGGTGGTGCGGGCATGACCTTCGTGTCGGGCTTGTATCGCATCGCGTTGACCGAGTCCATCCAGTCGACTCCGTAATGGTCCACGGCGCGCGCGTTCATCATGTATTCGCCTCGCGACGCCCAGATCAGGTTCGAGTCGGATACCGCGGAGCCGATCCCGCCCAGCAGGCCCGATGGGCCTCCCGCGGCGAGGCGGGGTATGCGCCCGCCGGTCGCGTATCCGATGATCCCGCCGTGCGCCTTGCTGTCGGCGCCGACGTTGACGTGGAACACCTGTCCGAGGATCGAGTTGACGGTGCCCCAGAACCCCGACGCGTCCGCGCCGATGCTCACGGTCTTGCCGGCGATCTGTTGGTTCTCGACCGCTTGGGCGGCGGCCTTGAACGGTCCGTCGTCGCCTGAGATCACCCCGGTTTTCGGGTCGATCTTCCATCCGTTGGCTTGGGCGACCTTGTTGAACAGGTCGCTGCCGTCGCCGATCAGGTATCCGGTTTTCGGGTCGATCGTCGCCCCGTTGGCCAATGCCAGTGCGATCTGGTATTGGTTGCTGTCGAGGGTGAGGGTGCCGGTTTTCGGGTCCACGGGGATCCCGTTGACCATGGCGATGCTGTTGATCGCGTCGGTGTTGTCGCCGGTGATCTTGACTTCGCCGTTCGGCAGGGTCTGGACGGTCACGCCGAGTTCGCCCAACCGGGTTTTCGCCTCATCGTCGTTGGCGGTGACGTTGACCTGCTTGTCGTCGGGCACCTGATTGACGCTGTTGGCGAGCCTGTCGAACTGTTCCCGGGTCAAGCCGGCGGCGTTCGCGGCCGCGTCTGCCGCTTCGGGGGTCATGCCCATGGCCCGCGCGGCGGCGATGTAGCGTTCCCGCGCGGTGTCGAGCGTCGCGTTGATCGCGTCCATGCCCTCGCCGTTGCGCGCCTGCGCTTCGGCGGCCTTGCCGGCCGCCTGCGCCAGATCGTTCAACGCGCTCTGGTTCGCGCGCCCCTGGGCGGTGTTGATGTCGAGTATGGCGCCGTTCTTCTGCGCCGATTCGGTGGCCTTGTCGAACGAGTCGTACAGGCCGATCATCGCGTCCGACGAGCTGAGCGCGAACCCGTAGTACGTGTTCAACGCGTCGACGACCTCGCCGAGCGAGGCGGCCTGGTCGTCGAGGCCTTTGGTCGTCGCGCCCATGCCGTCCTCGAGGATCGACTGTGCGTCGGCGGCCTCCTGGGTGGCCTGCGCGTTCTCGGATTGCGCGTCGCCGTTCTCGCTGGACGCGTCGGTGTTCTCCCCGGTGGCCGCGTTCAGGTCGTCCAACGCGTCCTTTTTGGTTTTGGCCGCGTCGCTGCCGGTCTCGTACGCGTCGGTCAGCTGGTCGAGGACCCTTTGCAGCGCCTGTGAACGCAACGCTCCGGTGCCGGCGGACTTGGACAGTTCCTTGATCGTCTCGTTGACCTTCGCCAGCGAGCCGGCGTCGCCTTCCGCGGCGGACACCATGTCCGAAACGCTCAACCCGACCTTGTCCAGCAGGTCGGGCACGTTCTGCGCGTCGACCTGAATGCGTTTGAACCAGTCGAGGATCCCGCCGGTCGTGAACGTCATATTCATGGCCTGGTCGACGAGCGCTTCGGTCGCGTCGCCGGACGATTCGAACGCGGACTGGACGTCCTTGGCCGCGTTGCTGGCTTCCTGCGCGCCTTGCGCCCACAATGTCAGGAGTCCGGCGGCGGCGGTCAGGGCGATGCCCCATGGGCCGCCCATCAGGTCGACGATGCTGCCGCCGATGCTGCGCAGTCCGGTCATGACGCCCTGCGTGCGGCTCACGGTCGTGCCGAACACCTGCATCTGCCGGTCCGCGGACCCGAAGGCCGCGACGATGGCCTGCCCGCCGTAGGAGATCGCTCCCCCTGCGGACTTGAACCGTTCCACCGGATCCACGACCATGCTCATGGTGCGCGCGAATCCGCTGGAGCTGGTCGTCAGGCTGCCGAACATCTTGTGCAGTCCGGCCGCGGCGCCCGCGGCCATGCCCAGCAGGACGGCGCCCTGCTGGACCGGGGCCGGCATGCTCGAGAACGTGTCCACGAGCATGTCCGTGATCTGCACGGCCTTGCGCAGCGGCCCGTTGGCGCCGGATCCGATGCTGATCATCAGGCTTTCAAAACTGCCGGACAGGTTCTCCAGATCACCCTTGAGGTTGTCGTTCTTCGCGGCGGCCTGCTCGGCCGCGTACCCGGAGTCGTTGACCTTCTTGGTCCACTCGGCGATGCCCTGGGCGCCCTCGTTGTAGAGCACGTTCGCGGCCCTGATGGCGTCGGTCCCGAAGATCGTCGCCAACGCCTGGTTGCGCTGTTCCTGCGACAGGCCGCTCATTTTGTCCTGGAGCTGGCCGGCGAGGTTCGACAGTCCCACGAACTTGCCTTGCGCGTCGTACGCGTTGATGCCCAGTTCCTCCATCAGGTTCCGGGCCTTGGTGGACGGGTTCGCCAGGGAGATGAGCATGGCTTTCAATGAGGTGCCGGCGTCGGAGCCGACCATGCCGGCATTCGCAAAGCTGGTGAGGGTGCCGACGGTTTCGGTCATGCTGATGCCGAAACTATTGGCGACCATGCCGCTCTGTTGCAGCGCGTAGCCGAGGTCACGGGCGGATCCCTGCGCCTTGCCGGCGCCTGCGGCCAATGCGTCGGCGACCTTGCCCGCGTCCTTGCCTGTCAAGTTGAACTGGGCCATCGCCGAGCTCATGAGTTCGGCCGCCTCGCCGACGGCCATGCCGTCGGATGCGGCGAGATCCAACGCGCCGTCGAGTCCGCCGGAGAGGATGTCCGCGGTGCTCATGCCGGCCTTGCCGAGCTCGTTGATCGCGTCGGCCGCCTCGGACGCGCTGTAGACGGTGTTGGCGCCCGCGTCGATGGCCGCCTGGCGCAGTTGGCCCATTTCGTCGGCGCTGGCGCCGGTGTTGGCCTGGACGGTGCTCATGGCCGCGTCGAACTGGGCGAACGTGCTGACCGCGGCGACGCCGATGGCCGCGCTGAGCGCGCCGACCGCGAGACCGGCCTTGGTGGCGCCGGCCGCGAATCGCTCGCCCGTGGTCATGGGTTTCTCGAGCGCGCTGCCGAACTGGCCGGCCTGTTTCGACGCGGCGGCCATCTTGGTCGTGTAGTTGCTGGTGTCGGCCATCAGACGGATCATGATGTTCTCGTTGAGGGCCATCGCCACGCTCCTTCATTTATTCTTGCTGGTTTTCGCTGGTCCGGGGTCTGGGCATGAGGCTGGTGGTCTGCGCGTGCGTGTCGACGCTGCCGGACGCCTCATAGTCGCGCATGGCCTGTTCGCGCAGTTGGCTCACGAAGCACAGTTCGACCTGCGCGCCCCGGTACGCATGTTCGACCTTGTCCTGGTCGTGGCAGAAGTCCACGCTCATGCCGCACAACGGGCACAATCCGCTTTCGTAAACGTTCAGGGCGAGCATCCACGCCTGTTCGGTCCCGTCCCATTCCACGGGATCAGCCGGGGTGGGTGTCCATCCTTGGAATCGTTTGAGGGACATGCCGAGTTTCCTCGCGCATTCGAGGTTCATGCGCAGCCATGGGTTGGCTGCGATCAGGTCGGCTAGTCGACCGAGCCGAGCATGGTCAGGATCTCTTTTGGGAGTGCGCTGGCCGGCGTGTTCAGCGTCTGGATGGTCTGCAGGAGTTCCAATGACTGCGTGTCGGTCAGGCTTTTCGCAAGGCGTTGAATTTCGTCGCGGTCCATGTCGAGCGGCTTGCCGTGCGCGTCGGTCAGGCCGTCGACCATGGCGGGCAGGCTCAGGCTCAGCAGCAATGGCAGGTCCTTGGTGGTCTGTCCGTGTTCGGTTGTGGTGCATTGCAGGACGATCTGGTTCCATTCGTTGGATTTCAGGCCGTGCAGGGTGAGCGTGATCGTGGATTCGCGCACCCGGTCGGCCAGTTCGCGCAATCGGACGGTCAGCGCGTCGCGTTGGCGTCGGCTTGCCGCGGCTTCCGCTTCGGTGCGTCCGGACTCGTCCTTGAGATCGTTGAGCCGGTTCGCGGCGTCGATGCACTGGCGCAACGCGTCGAGGTCGGTGACGATCTCCTGTCGTGCGGTGGGCGTGGTTATGGTGATGTCCATTGGTGTTCTCCCGTTCCGATATTCCCCTTCTCCCGATTAAAAGGTTCCCCGCGCGGGAAGGGAAACGGAAGCGCGCGGGGAAGCATGGGGACCGGTCAGGGGTTTGCCGGACTGGTCACGCCGACCCGCAGGTCGGTGGACGTGACGGTGCCGGCCGACGCGCTGATGCGCGCGGTGCCGGCCTTCACGCCGGTGACCACGCCGTCGGCGACGGTCGCGATGGTCGGATCCTTGGACGCCCAGGCCACGTCGTGGCCGGTGGTCTTGTCCTCGTAGGTGACGGTCGCGGCCAAGGTGATGGTCCTGCCGGTTTCGACGCTCGTCGGTGGCGTGTCGCCGTCAGGGGCGGTGATCGTCACCGACGTCACGCTTTTGGGGCGATGACCGCGGTCTCGTCCCGCGACGCGGGGTCGGCGCTGAAGCTGATCGTGCTCAGCTGGCGCTGGTTGGCGGCGTGGGCGACCGGGGTGCGGATGCCGATGGTCACCGGGAACACCGACACCTTCTCGCCTTCCTTCCATGCCGAATCGGTGTCGGCGCCGCGCCGGCGCACGATGTACCATTTGCTGCCCTGCACGAGCTGTTCGACCGCGTCGTTCGACTCGGGCGTGTTCCCGTTCATCACGTTCACGTTGTCGAGGACCTGCATAGTGCCGTCCGTGTACTTCTCCTGTCCGGGGATCTGGCCCACGGCGGCGGCGCCCTCCCTGTCGTCGTCGATCATGTCCTGCGAGTGGGTCAGCTTCCACCCGTCGGACGTGAGCCAGTACGACAGGTCGACCGCCCCGTCGGCGGTCAGTTCGGCGAGGGTCGGCGCCTTCACGTCGGCGATCGACTTGACCGCGACGGTCTTGACGCGCCCGTCCTCCAGATGCGCGTTCACATTGTTCGGCATGATGTGTGTCCTTTCAAAAAAAAGAATGCCGGTTATTGCAATGGGTTGCGGGCCGGCTAGGCGCCGACCCGCCATGACAGGACGCGCATCACATACGCGCATCCCGTTCTTGGATCCGTCAGTTCCGACGCGTACACGCCGGAATCCCTGTACGGCACGAGCGCGGCCATCCCGTCGGGATGCCGTCCGTCGAACGCGTCCTGCAGGCGTTCGCACGCGATGTTCACGCCGTCCTCGTCCGCTCCGACCACGCGGATGTCCAGCTCCCAGACGCGGCAGGTGACGTTCACGGCCTCATTCAACGCGATGCCGGCGTTCAGGAGCCGGACGACGATCCACGGGGGCGCCGGACCGGTGGCCGTGTTCCAGTGGACGGGCCAGCCGGGCATGTCGGGCATGAGTTGCATGACGCGGCTTTTGGCTTCGAGATGGTTCATAGCAGGTCCGATGCCACCTCCTTCACATATCGGGCGGTGGCATCCAGTTCCTCTTCGCCATGCTCGTAGAACCGGTGGGTGCCGCCGCCTTTCGACGTGCCGAAGAACGCGAGGTTGGCCAGGCTGCCGGCGCCGCCCGATCGTGGCGCGATGTCCGCTTCGACCACCAGCCCCGTATCCTTCATCTCATAGGCGATGGGGATGCGGGCGATGGCCTCGTTGGACGAGCCGGCCACGTCGTCCTGTATCGCGGTCTTGATGTTCTGCGCGCCCTTCTTCACCGATGCGGCGATTCTGGCGTGCTTTCGCTCGGGTATGGCGGCGAGTCTCGCGGCCAGTTCCTTGACCTGGGACACGTCGATGTCGATGCCCGTCATCATTCCTCCCTGGGGATCTCGCGCACGTTCCAGCGTCGCGCCGTCGCGTGCGTCTTCTCGGACTGCATGTTGACCAGACGATAGCGGCGGCCGACCAGTTCGGGGTCATGGCTGGCCGTGCATTCGGCCATGTCCTTCCCCCGAATGCCGGTCGCGCTCATAGGCAGGTGCAGGTAGAGCGCCCATTCGGCGACGTTGCCACCGACGTTGCTGGACGCTCCGGTGGCGCTCACCCTGTCGGACGCCTCGCCTCCCGAGGTCTGCAGCTTGCCCTTGCCCTCGTAGACCGGTCTCATCACGGGCGTGCCGACCCCGGTATCGGGGTCCACCGTGGTCTCCCCCGTGTACCGGCTGATGCGATACGTGTCCGTCATCAGCGATTCGGCGAAACCGCGCAGTCGTTTTAGGCTGGCGGGGCGGAACGCGCCATTCATCGGCTCACCTTCGCGTTCAGGAATCCGGGGGAGTCGTCATCGTCGAACCAGTAGGGGAGCATGTCGAGACTGGCATGTTCGTCCCGTGTGGTGGAGATGACTCCCAACCCGCCGATCAGGGGGGATTGGTCGGCGATCAGGTCGTCCAGTGTCTGCATTTCGCTGGCGGTCAGATACAGGCCGGCCTCGTCGACCTTTCTGCTGCCGCCGTCCATGCCGTCGTCGATCTGCCTTGACCATGAGGTCTCGCCCTCCGGGTTCGAATAGAACCTGCCGGCGCAGGCGAGCGTCACATCCTCGATGTCCTCCGGCAGCGGGTCGACGAGCTTGTTGTTCTCGTCGACCCAACTGCGCTTCGTGTACCGGCGGATGCGGTTCGATGCGGCGCGGAGGCACCGTTGGGCGCGTTTCACGTCCTTTTCGTCGGTGATGTCCTCGCCGAGCCATTCGCCCAGGGCCGTTTCGTCGGCAAACGGGGGGAGTGCTGCCATCGTCTGCCTCCTCTCGACGCTAGGCGGCGATCACGCCGGCGGCGCGCAACTGCGCGAGCAGGCTGTTGACCGTTGCCGCTATGTCCGCCGCAGGGGCGTCGGCCGCGAGGTTAGGCACGGCAGCGCCCTTTCTGACGCCGCCCAACGCCTTGTCGGTCGCAGCCGGCAGCGTGTAGGCAAGCGCGGCCTTCGCGGCGTCGGTGAGTGCGCTGGCCCCTACCTTGCCGTCGGCCACGGAACCGTCGTCCTTGAGTCCGGCGAGCTTTGCGGTGAGCGTCGCGTCGAGTTTGGCGGGGATGACGGACGCATCATGCAGCTGTGCGCTGGTGACGGCGGTATCGCCGATCAGTCCTGTGGTCACGCCCTTGGCCGCGAGACCGATGGTGAGCGCCTGAGTATCGTCGTCACGGGTCACGGTCACGCCGGTGCCCGCGAGGAGCATTCCCGCGCCGACCGGGCCCGGCGTCGGGGTCGCGGAACCGCCTGTGATGTCGACGGGGTTGCCGGCGTCGTCGAACGCGGCGACCTCCGCGACGTCCTGTCCGTCGATGATGGCGGGCTGGGAAACGAATCGTATCTGCTTGGCCATCACTTGCCCGCCTTCGGAGTGATGAAGCCGGCCGGATACTGGGTGCCCTTGTCCGCGATGCGGGTGACCGGGTTGGCGACCTGGAAGCCGACGCGCATGACGACTCGCAGGGCCCTGGAGTCCTGCTGCATGAGGTTGTAGAGCACCTTGCCGTCCGCGTCGGAGATGACGCCCTGGTCGAACACCTGGTAGGTGATGTCCTGGCGGACGCCGACGACGAACTTGCTCCAGTCGGCGGCGAGCAGCACGGCCTTGGTGGCGTCCCACGCGCCGTTCTTGACCTCGTTGAGCGGGTAGCCGTACAGGCTGGCCGGAGCGCCCTGGGTCAGGTTCGGCGTGTAGATCGGCTGGCCGTTCGCGTCGCGCAGGCCGACGAGCTGCCAATTCAGGCCGGGCTGGGATGCGAAGCCATTGACGGCGAAGCCCTTTTTGCTCAGCGTTTCGCCGAGCTTGGCGACGTCCTGCGCGAGGTCGGCGCCGGTGCCCTGTGCGACGTTCGTGCCGGCGGCGGTGGCGCCGGCAAGAATGTCGGTGGTGTTCCATCCGGCGGGCTTGTCCACGCCGAAGATCGCGGCCGCGTCCACCTTCTTGCCGAACGCTTCGGCGATCAGCGGCTTGACGGCGTCCCACAGGTTGATCTTCGCGTCGTCCACGACGGAATCGGGGATCGGGACGATCACGGCGAGTTCCTCGGCGGTGATGGACACGTCCTCCCAGCCGGTCTTCGTGGTCTGCTTGAGCGCGCCCTCGTTGACCCAGTACGCTTCGGGCAGGGTGGCGAGCACGGGCTGGGTCTTCTTCGCGGAGCTCATCGGCACTCGCTTGGCGCGGGTGAGGATCACGCTGGATTCGGGCATGGTCTGGATGATCTCCTGGGAGATCTCGTCGGGGATGAGGCTCGTGCCGAGGTCGGTACGGCCGATGGTGCTGTCGAAATTGTCAGCCATTGGTTTGTCCTTACTTGGTGAGTGCGTCGCGCAGCCAGTCGGCGTTCTCGGTGACGGTGGGGTCGCCGCCGCCGGTGGGCTTCGCGCGCAGTATCGGGTTGATGTTCTTCTGGTCCGCACCGTCCGCCGCCTGTGCGGGGATGCGCGCCGCGAGCTTCGCGGCCTTGTCCGCGATCTCCTCGGGCGTCGCCGCGCCGAGAAGGTCGAAATCCTCTTCCTTGAGCTGCGGCCACTTGGAACGGGCGTCGGCCCACGCCTTCGCCCGGTCGGCCTCGGCTAGACGCGCCTGCGCCTCGCTCAGGTCGCGCTGCAGCTTTTCCTGCTCGGTGAGCTTGGAATCCTCGATCTCGCGCAGCTTCGCATTGCTCGACTCGTTGGATTCCCTGAGCTTCGCGTTGTCGGAACGCAGGTTCTCGATAAGCTTCCACGCCTTTTCCGGGCTGAAGTCCTCGCCGTCGCGCTCCCACGGCGGCTTCTGTCCTCCCTCGTCGGACTGTGCCGGCGGTTCGGGTTTCGCGACCGTGGTGTTCTGATCGTCGGTCTCGGTGTTTTCCTCGGCCATGGCCTTTCTCCTTTTCCGCCCGGCATGCGGGCATAAGAAAAGCCGCCATGAGTTCATGGCGGCTTGGGAAATCGAATGGGAAGCTGCTAGCTTGCAGGTATCGGATTGAGTTCTTCAAGGAATTCGCGACTGGACAGCATCATGCTTTCCTTGGCGGTGCAATACCGGGCTTGGCCGGATTCGAGGTCCACGAAGAACCCTTGGGGCAATCCTATGGCGGCGCCCGGTTCGCAGGACGACGGAACCGCATAAATGATGAGCTCTCCGTGATAGATGCCGGCGGGCTTGAGCAGGCGGAAACCTTGCCGGGATGCCTCCCGTCTCGCGTTCTCCGTCAGTTCCCTGATCGTCTTCATTGTTTCGCGACCTCCATCAACCCGGGTGCGATGTCCCTGTTCAGTTCCAGATTATCAATCCGGTAGACCCCGACACTACGGGGATCCACTTGGTATCGGTATAAATACTGTTTCAGGGTTTGTCTCGTTCCGGCTTGCGGGTCCACGACGATGATGGTCTTGCCATGGTTCGTCCATGGGCGTTCCAATACGACGATGTGCCCCACGTCTTGGTCCTGCCAGGAGAAGGACATGGCGTAGCGCTCCCCGGGACGGATGCGTTTGCCGATCCGTGCCTGCACTCTGTCGAACGTGTCGTGTCCGACGTTGTGGCGTGTGGGCTTGCGTCCGGTACGGGGATTCGTCCATGCGAGCGTGTTGTCGTTCATGACCTGTTTCGACTCGTCCGAGCCGAAGCCGCGCGCTTGGACGTTGACGCCACGCCGTCGCATTTCGTATGCGGGTACGCACGACTGGCAGTTGTTGCGGTATCGCCATCCATGCCCGTCGAATTTCGGGTTGGCGTGCGACTGGTCGGCTTTGCTGATGCTCATCGGCTTTCCGGGGTTGTCGATCGTCGCGTTGAGGGCCTGCTTGCGTTCCTGGAACTCCTTCGCCTTCCGCGCCGCGACCGCGGCGCGTCTGCTGGCTTTCGCGCTGGCCGTGTTGCGTCTGGCCACGCTGTCGCGGAAGTCCGCGTCGCGACGCATGAGCGGCAGCACGGTCTCCTGAGTTCTCGGCGTGCCCTTGGGCAGGCTTTCGGCGGCTCGATAGTAATCGTCGATCCACCGCTGCTCCCGTTCGGTGGGTTTCCAGTCACCGTAGACGACCTCGACGGTGCACCCGCAATGCGCATGATACTTCTTTCCCGTCTTGGCGCTAAGCCCGGCCTTGTCCTTGGATGTGTAGACGGGACCTCTGGTGACGAGCATCGCGCAAAACGCACACGGATCCCCGTCGGACACTCGACGCCAGCCGATGGCGCGCGAGTCCTGTTGGGCCCAGTGTTCGATCGTGGTGCGACCGCCGGTGAGCACGGCCTCGTGGAACACTCCGAGGAACAGGCTGCGCGCCGCGGCCCATGCCGCTTCCTGAGTTTCCCCGCGGGCGAGGTGCCACAGCACGTTCGTCGCGCCGGTCCAGTCGATCCGCTGCGCCATGCTCGCACGGTCGAAGCGTGGCATGGCGGTCTGGAAGCCGCCGTCGCCGGTTTCTGCCTCGCGGAAGCGGGGCAGGTATTCGTTGGCCGTCTGCGCGCTGATCCTCCACCATGTCTGCAGGAGTTGCAGGACGGCGTTCTTCCATATCGGCTGACTGGCCCTGAGGTTGTTCGGGTCGAGTGTGGCGTCCCAGATGCGTCGCGCCTGACTGTCGGCGGTGATGGCGAGCCTGACCTGGGCGCGCCGGTGCTTGTCGGTCAGCAGGGCGCCATTACTGGTCTGCGCCATCGTCCACCGCCGATGCGAGCTGTGCCTGGTATGCCTGCATGGCGAGCGTGTCCGCGTCGGGATGGGTTTCGACCCATTCGCGCCACGAGTCGGCGCGGCTCTTGGACACGCCGGGGATCATGTCCCACAACTGTTCCTTGGGTACGCCGAGCATCTGCGCGGCCTTGCCGAGCGCGTCCACCGCCTGGTTGATGGTGCGCACGTCCGTGTCCTCCCAGATGGGGGTCAGGTCGAAGTTGCGGGCATCGTCCACACGACCTTCGATGCCTGCGGCGAGCCGGAGCACGTCCATGTGGCTCACGCCGAAGCTTTTCTGGCGTTCGTCGCGCTTGGCGTAGAAGCCGGCGCGGGATTCGGCGATGCCGGCGTCACCCACGTTGACCATCTTGCCGAACGCCGTGGTCGGCGTCTGGGAGACGGCGGCGAGCTCCTCCACGTCGGCCTGCTTCGCCTCGATCAGACTGGACAGCGTGGTTTCGGGCAGGGTCCCGAATTGCACGCCCTCGCCGCCGGTGAGGATGTCCTCCTGGCTGAGCCTGGCCTTTCTGTCGGCGCGTTCCGCGTCGGACAGTTCCGTCATGTCCAGACCTGTCGCGGTACGAACCTTCCAGCTGTTGTAGTGCTGGGCGAGCAGACGGTCGTAGTTGTCCTTGTTCAGCCGGTTGGCGAGCGGGATGAACGGTTCGACCTCGCCGGGGGCGCGCCCCTGCAGGTCGAGGTCGTTCGTGTAGCGGACCACCGGGCACACCGGGTTGCCGTACGGGTCGGTCGCCAAGTGCGGCGTCGCCGACACGAATTCATAGGCGCCGTTCTCCCGCTTCCATTGCCAGACGTTCCACGAGTCCCACAGTTCGTACGAGCATGATTCCGGAGACAGGCGGCGCAGACGCATGAACGCCTGCGGGAACGCGTCCTTCGCCGGATCGTCGTACACGGCGATGCTTTCGCGCGGCGAATAGCAGTCGATACCGGCATGCACGCCACCCTGCGGCGACTTCACGGCGCGGACGGCCGCATAGGCGGACCCGTAAGCGATGGCCGTCTTGTGCAGGGCGACCTGCTTGCGGCCCATCCTGTTCTCCACCCACGGATGCCAGAACGCGCGGGCCGAATCCGTGTCCGCCTTGCCGGGAATGTCGACGCCCTCGAGATAGAGCGTCTGGGCGATGGTCGTGACCACGAGGCGCAGCCACGGCGTATGCCCCATGTCGCGCAGCATCCTGTGCTCGGGCGTGGCCCTGCGCAGGCGGATCGGCTTGGGATTCCACCGCCACCAGCGGTCGATGCGGTTCAGCTTCTCGATTTCGTCGCCGAACGCGGGCAGCAGCAGCGAACGCAACGCCTGTTCGGCCTCGGTTTCGTCGCCGTATTCGGTGATCACCATACCTGTCCGCCTCCTCTCTTGCGATTGTTCAGATATTCGCGTCGCATGCCTCGCGCGGCGATGGCGCAGAACGCGAGATCGATCTTGCGTTTCGATTCGCGGCCCTCCTTGGCGACGCTCATGCCGGCCCTCGTGGGCTGACGGCGCGCGTTGAGCATGTGCGCGCGCAGCCTCGCGTCGCCATCATGGGGAAAGTCCCTGTCGCAAATCGCCGTGTACGCCTGGTCGACGTATTCGACAAACCTTTTCTGCACGTCGAGGCGCACCATGTCGAACATGACCGAATGCCGGTCGCGTCCCTCGGGCCTCGCCCACAGCTTCAATCGGCGCCCGTAGACGCGGTGCCATGCGTCGAACAGCGGATCCCAGTAGTGCAATCCGGTTTCATCGTCCAGCACGTGGCTGGGATCGCCCCAGAACGCGACCACCCGGTATACGCGCATGGCCTCGCGCACCGCGTCGTCCACGCTCTCGCGAGGCACCTTCCATGTGTCGCCGCGCTTGCCCGGAGGCCTCTGCCACAGGCCGAGCGGCTTCGTGAAACCGTCGCTGACCCGGCATGCCACCAGTGCGGTCGCATCGTCGGTCAGCGAACAGTCGAGGAACATCGTGATCTCCTCGCCCGGTTCCAGTTTGAGTTCGGGATGCTCGTTGGCGTCCCACTCCTGCGAGGTGACGTAGGCGTCCTCGGGCGCCTCGCACTGGTTGAACCACTTGCGCCGCGATTCGCTGACGGGGTTCTTCGGATTGATGATCTCACGCACGATCTTCGCCGTGGACAGCCACGTGGAGTCGCCGCGAACGTCCTCGACGACCTTCGGTATCGACTCCTCGGTCATAGGAGTGTCCGGAGCGGCCTCGATCGAGTCGTAGAGCAGTCCGAAGTCCATGTATTTGGGGCGCAATCCCTTGTCGTCGCTGTTCGGGTCGCCCTGCGTGCCCTCCCACGCCTCGCGCACGCGCTGGGCCACGCTGTCCTCGCCGTCGCGGTACGCGTTGCAGATATCGAGCATCTTCACGTTGACCGAATCCTCGGACTTGGCCGCGTTACCGGACAGGACGCCGTCCATGTCATGGCCGCCGTTCGAGGAATTCCAGTTCTGCGTCTCGTTGCGGATCAGGAACGTGGGCCGACCGCCCTCCAATGCGAGGGGGCTTGAGGTGACAGCCTCGATCTGCCTGCTGTCGCCGAGCGCGTACATGTTCAGCTTGCCGAGCTGGATGCCGTAATGGCGTCGGGTCTCGGCGGGGATGAGCCCGGGCAGCAGTTTCATCGTGTTCTTCGTCTGCTCTTGGGACACGGCGCACACCTGCACCCATGCGTTCGGCTCCTCACGGCCCACGGGCTCTCCGTTGGCGTCGAAGTGGTCGAACGTGAGGTGAGCGAAGCATGACGTGACCGCGCCGCCGGCGGCCATCGGATCCTTGCCCCAGCCCTTGAGCCGCTGCAGCACCGCATTGTCGTGGATCGGCGTGCCGTGCTCGTCCAGACTGTAGTACCACAACCAGAAGCGGGCCTGCTCGTTCGTCCACTTCCACGGCGCCCGCTGCTTCGAGTTGCGCAGCCAGTAGCCGCTCCATGCGAGGAACTGCCAGCCGAGCGTGATCTCGGGCAATATCCAGCCGTTCTCGTCGCGCTTCCATGTCGGGCCGATCAGCGTCGGCTGCATGTTCCACCTGCGGGCGGGTTCGTTGGCGAGCGTGTCACGGTACCAGTCGATGATCTCCCGGTATTCGGCTTGGCGGGAGGGAACGTAGGCTGCGGATCGTTGTGTGCGCAGCCTCGCCATCACCCACCGTACGCCTTTCCCCACCGGGACTGGGCCACGTCGCGCATCCTAGTCGACCTGTCGCCCTCGTCGGCCGAAGCACCGGCCTTTTCGTCGGGTTCCGGCATGACGATGCGGGCGAGTGTCTTGGCGAGGTGCTCCTCGTCGAGCCTGAGCTGTGCGAGCAACGGATGCGCGACGATCTGCCCTTGACTGCCGGAGACCGTCAGGGTGTCGCCGATTGCGCGGCGTTCCTTGACGATACGGTCGGCGGTGTAGCAGGCGTTTTCCAGCATCCGGTATTCGGATTCCGTGAATTCCCACTTGTCGGTCAGGTCACGCCACAGGGTCTGGCCCTTGCCGTCCTTGATGAGCCCGGACGGCATGCGGTGCCCGGCTGTTTTTCTTGGGCGTGGCAACGTGCACCCCCTTTCGGGTCAGTCGAGACGTGCGATCACGTCGAACAGGAACGTCAGGTCGGCGAGCTTCGCCGGACTCTTGCGGAACCGGCGGCCCGTGTAGGTCATATAGCGTCCCTGACTGTAGGCCTCGACGTTCATGCCGAGATCATTGCGGACCTTCAGCCCGGTGCGTTCGGCGCAGCGTCCCCAGATGTGCAGGCCGTCGCCGCTCGGGCTGATCTCGATCCACGTGGAATCGGCCACGGGGGCGATCAGCATCTTCGCCCAGCCGGCCAGGTGGTTGCGTTCGTCGTAGCAGTGGTCGAGGTCGATGCACGCGAATCCGCCGCCAAGCGCGAATCCGAGACCGTCGCCCATGTCGGAGGATTCCGCGCTGACGAGCGCCGTCCATGTGGCGGGGTCGGTGCTGGACGCGGGGGAGCCGTCGCAGGTGACGGGCATCTTGGACGTGCCGTCGCCGCGCACGACTTTCTTCCAGCACACCCAGCGGTTCGCCATCGCCATCCCCGGCGGCACGGGCATTCGCTCCCCGGCCCGGTGCGCCGCCTGGCGGCACCGGTCGTCACAGAACCGACGTTTGCGGCCCCGACCCTGAGCCTCGGGGAGTTCCTTGTCACAAAATTCGCATCGTGTCACGCTTTAATTATATCGTGACAACGCTAACAAAACAAATAAATGGCGTAATATCAACGATTAATTAATATCGTGACATCGCTCAAAAAACAGGCGTTGCTTAAACCGTACAACCCACGCAAACGCATCGGATGACGCTGAGAGGCGAATAAAGCCACGCAGAACAGCGGAACGAGAAACAGCCCAAGAAAAATGAGACCATCCGGAAAACGAACGTTTGGGCCGCATGCATGATCGGAAGTGCTATCCGGCGGTTACACCGACAATCGGGGGGAGTCCCTCCCCACCCCGGCCGGGTCGGTCGAGCAGGCCGGGAAATCGTTCCCTTGGATGCTTGCGCGTGTGCGCTCGTCTGGTGTTCCTTTCCGCGTTCTCGCGCTCCGTTTTCGCTTTATGACAAGGATGCGACAGCCATTGCAGGTTGTCAAGACTGTGGTTGTCGCCGGCGATGATGTGGTCGCAGTCCGTGCCGATCCCATCGCATTCCGGCACATGATGCTCGGCCTGGCATCTGCCGTGCGCGCGCATCCTGACCTGCTGTCGGCGCCACCCCCAATCATCGGGCAGTCGGCTGCGTCTGTCGCTGCTATTCCAGTTAGTCCTTCGTCTGTCCATGTAGCCCTCGACCTCTCACATGCCGGTGGCATCTCCCGACCGGCAGCAGGTCGCCAATGAATGCGGATATGCGAAGACCCGGATCGGTTGATCCGGGTCTTCAGACACTTCTGCCATTGCTATTGTGCGTGACACCCGGTTTTCAGTCCAGCTGCGACACGCCGGCGATGACCAGCCTATACGCGTCGCAGTAGGCGATGCCCTGCGGGCTGCGGGTGAGTCTGCCTCGTTGAACCCATTTGCGGATCGTGGCCGCGCGCAGGGTGATGCCGGCGTCGGTGAACGCGCGCGCGATACCGGCCGCCGACCCGCGCCTGGAATCATCGAAGCACAATCGCTCGAGTCGCTTGAGTTTGACGGTTTGGACGCGCTGCTCGCGTCCGCATACGGGGCAGGTGACCCACTGGTCGCGGCTGCCGGCGGTCAGCATGGTCGCGCAGCATTCGCAGGTCCCGATCTCGCGGTGTTCTTCGGGCGGATCCAGCACATGATCGATCCTGACGGCGAGATCGGCGAGAACGTCCAGATACATGCCGGCGTCGGGGAACATGGCGAGACGCGGATGCCCGGCGCACGTGATGAGGGTCATGCGCAGATCCTCGCACTGCGGATCCGGCGCATCCAAGTGCGCGTCGATCCCGTCCAGTCGGCGCCGCAGCTCATAGGCGGTGCTGTCGAGGATGTCGATCAGGTCCAGCACGTCGAGGCGGATCGGCGTGGGCGGGGTGGCGGTCTGGATCCTGACGGGCGAATGGCCGCCCGGATGCAGGGTCGCGTCCAGACTGTCGTGCAGGGGCATGATGTCATTGGCGAGCCGGATGAGCGTATGGAAGAACGTCATCTCGCATGCAGTGCAGAGCGTATGGTTTTCGGTGGTGTCGTTGTGACAGTGCTGGCATTCCATGATGGCGTCCCTCCGACGGATCGGCTAAACTGAGTATTTGCGACTACTCGCCCTGGCCGACCCGTTCGGTTGGGGCTTTTCTCTTTTTCAGGTCCGCCAATGGCATGTTCCACAGGCGTTCGAACTCGGCGATCTCCTCGTCCGACAGGTGTGCGTCGAAGACCGGTTTGCCGGGCGGTCGTTCCTTGCGTGGTGGCGTGAATCCCGTGGAGCTGACCCGCATGCGCGCGCACTCGTGTCCGGCGAGGTACAGGCCGTCCGGTCTGATGCCCCGCTGTCCGCACACCTCGACCAGCACGGGCTGACGGAACACGTTGTTCCACTCGATCCGTGCCAACCGTTTGTCCAGGATGATCGCCACCGCAATGTCCCCGTCGCGGATGATGCCCGCGTCATAGGTGTCCCATACGCCCGTCTGTTGGACGATCACCCATCGGCCGCATCCGGGGCAGACCATGGGCTCGAGTTTGGCGAGATTGCCCGACGGCGCGAACACGCGCAACCATGCCGGCTTGCGTTCCCTAGCCTTCGGCTTCATCGGTCAGGTCCTCCCTGTTGAATCGTGTTTCGACGCGGATCGCGAAGTCGATCGCCGCCCGCCACCCGGTCTCATAGCCGGTGACGTACGCTTCCGCCGGACTGGCCGCGCCGACGAGCTCGTTCCTGGTGAGCGCGTCGATCGCCTGTCGGGTGAGATCAAAATGCTGGCCGGTCATGATTCCTCGCTTTCGACCGTGTGGCAGTTCGCATCGAGCCAACGGGCGATGGTGCGGAAGTCTGCAGCCCATTGGATCCGCATCTCCCTCTCCCGCTCATCCTTGGGGACGGGCTTGGGAATGTCGAAGTCGAGTACTGAGTACTCAGGTTTCTTCAGGAAGTGGCTGCGGGCTGGTCTGCCTTGGTGTTGGGGAACCCGCTTGTAGTTGACGATTTGGAGGATATGCAGCATCTCCAAGGCTTTTGCCGGGTCGAAGTTCGGGGTGTCGGGATTGTTGTCGAACCGCTGGCGCAGCTCGGGTACCGTGCCTTCGCCGTTGGCGAGCTCCCATGCGGTTTCTTCGATCTGCTCTTTGAATGTGAGGGTCATTATCCGGTCTCCTTTGATGTGGGAAAAACTAGTGTTGTCGAGAGGTGTTTTGGGGCTTTCCCGAGGGGCGAGCCGTAGTTTTTCCCACACCCGGTCACACACGTAGTGTGACCGGGGATGTTGGGAAAAGCTAGACTCGGTGGCTCCAGTTTTTCCGGGAAAGACTGGGAAAAACTGGGAAAAACGGGAAAAACTAGATTTCGAAGTGGTTTTCGGCATCCAATTCGCTCGCCTCCCCCCTGCTCATTCGATCCACGTATGCGTCCGATTTCGGGTCGTCGATCTGCCGGTAAGGTCGTACCGTTTTGAATATTGACCGGTTGTTGCGTCCGGAGCGGTTCGAAATGAACCCCTCCCGCAGGAGCAGGTTCACGGCCTTGCTCATGACGGCGGTGCGCGCGCTCGAGCCGTCGTCCTTCAACGCTTGGAACAGTTCGGACTGGTTCGGCTCCTCCACGGAGTCTTCCAGTATGCGGCTGATGCGTTCCATGAGTCCGGTGGGTCGGAAGTCGTCGCGTTTCGCCGGTCTGTCGTCGACGGGCATCATGTTGGGCCGTGCGATGGTGACGCGCATGATGTTCGGGTCGGTGCTGTTGATTTCGATCCGGGCTGCTTCGCGCAGGTGGCTGCCGTTGCCGGTCCATGCCGACGCGCAATGCTCCTCGATTTCGCTGATCCTGTCCTTGCCGCTTTTGATGACGATGGTGCCGCGCAAGCCCCTGCCGACTGGTCGGGTCATGTCCACGCTGTAGCTGATGCCGTCGATCAATGCGAGTTTCTGCATGCTGCCGCCGGCGTAGCGGCCGCGATTGTCTTTGGACTTGACGACGTGGTCGATGAGTACGACGGCTGGCCCGCAGGCTGAGATGAGTCGGGGCATGGTGTTGTACCAGGCGGCGATATCATCACCGCTGTTGCTGTCGAGGCCGGCGTAGGCGAGGCAGCTGGTGACGCCGTCGATGATGGCCAGTGTGGCCGTGTCCGCGTACTGGAGGGTTTCCTGCCAGCCGGTGAGGCTGGTGGGGCTGCTGGGCTTCGCGGACGGGCGTACGTAGTGCAGGTGGTTGATGATCTGTTCGGCCGTCACGCCGAGCAGTAGGAGTCGTTTGACGACGTTGCGTGCCGAGTCCTCGTAGTCGATGTAGATCACGTCATGCTCCTGTTTGAGTTCTTGGGATGTTGCGATCTGAGCGATCATGCTTTTGCCGCATCCGGGCTCGCCGTGCAGGTCGTTGACCGCGCCCCGGTAAAACAGGCCTTGTCCATCCTCGCGTTGGAACACGGTGGGTGTGGGTGGCAGTTCAATACCGGACGCGAGTTGGGTGAGGTCCTCGAACCGCCAGCTGGAGGGGGCGGGGGTATTCGCCTCGCGACCTTCCGCCGACCCGTTTTGAACTTGCGGGACGGGAATTGAACCGTTTTGAACCGGCGTCGCTCCAACGTTTTGAACCTTCTGCGGGTGGCTTTCCGCATGTGTGCCGTCTTGGGTGGGGTCTTTGAACTCTCCGGGCAGCATGCGTTCGATCTTCGACTGCTCGCACGGATCCACACGGGAGGGGATGCCGTTGACCTTTCCCATTGCGCCGTTGAGGATCGCGGCCCATTCGCGTGCCGCCTCACGCTCCTTGCCCTGACGGTCGGGAGCCACCTCGGAGATGAACCGGGGTTTGAGCTGGTTGATCGCATCCAATGCGCCGCGATGCCCCTCCTGCGCGAAGTTAACCAAAGCCCAGACGGCCTGCAGTGTGGTGTCATGACGTGAGCCTTTGCTGGCCGGGTTGGCGAGTGTCTTGTCGAGGAACGTGTTGATGGCCTTGCACATGCGGTCGTCATAACCCATCGAATTCGAGGGGTTTAAAGTGGCCGAATTCGACGTTTTTTCGCGGTCGGGTTTGCGCAGCCGGTCCACCCACTCCGATGGCAGGGTCGCCAGATCCGCGATGCGGGGGATCGTGCCGGCGGGCGAGCCGCCCGGCGTATACCAGCAGTACATTTCGCCGGATGGGTGGATGGACGGCCAGACCACGCTGTACCGGTGGCCGGGCTGCAGGATGTCGACGCCTTCGATCGCGCCTCCACGCCATGCGAGACCTTCGGGGACCCTATAGAACAGGTGGCGCGCCGGCGAGTCGATGCCGTGGGCTGTGCTGCTCCATGTTGCCGGCAATGCGCCGAGCTCCCGTGCGAGTTCGCTGATGCCCTTGGCGCCGTCTGCCTTGACCTGGTGGCCTTGTGCGGCGTCGATGTCCAGCACGAGCACGCCTTCGGGGATGACGATGCCCGTGTTCGCGTTCGGATTCGCCTGGGCCCATAGTCGTATCTGCTCGTCGGTGACGGGCTTGCGGCTGCGTCCCGTATAGCCGCTGGGTGGTGGGGTTTTCCTGCCTTCGGGCAGGGGGATGACCTGCATCCAGCCGGCCGCGCGGTAGAGTGGCTCGGCTGCCGCGTACCCGTAGATGTCGGTCATCTTGGATCCTCCTGTATTACTGGGGTGTTATGTGGTGCCGTGCGCGTCGTTGCAACTGCGCCGGCCGCTTGGCTACGGCTACGGCTATGGGCGGATGGTTAGAATTCGGGCTCCTCGCCACTGGTGGCGTCCGGGTGGGCCGTGGGGTTGGCCGCGTCCGTGATCGCCGTCACCGTTTCGACGGGTACGCCGAGCATGCCCGCGATCTCCTGCGGGGGCTTGCCCAACGCCTTGAGCTGCAGGACCTGCTGCGCGTTCACCTGCGGCTGCTGGGGCTGCTGGATCTGCACCGGTTGCACTGGTGGCTGGGCTTGCATGGGACGCCCGGACCACGGGTCCACCATGCTCGGCTGCTGCGGCAGGGGCTGCTGGACCGGAGACGCCTGCTGCGGCGCGTACTGCTGCTGCGGGTAACCCTGGGGTTGCTGCGGGGGAGCTGTCTGCACTGGCTGCTGGGACTGGTTCCCGTTCGCGGGTTCGATGTGGAACGAGAACACCTTCGGCGGTTGGGGTGCGTTGCCGCGTTCGCCCAACCCGATGTAGGTTTCGGTGATGGTGTCGCCCGGCTTCGGGATCTTCACGCCGGCCTGCTGGCATGCATCGCGGAACGCCTTCAGTTGGATCCCCCAGCCTTTGACCCAGAGGCTGCGGCGTCCGTCATCGTCGTCCACGCTCGGGTCGCGCAACTGGGTCTGGATGATGATGTGGATCTGCTCTTTCGGGCGTCCGTCGTTCCAGTAGGCGGGCTGCTTGGTCTGGAAGTCGTTGACCTGCGTGGGTTCGATCTTCTCGATGACGCCGGTGACCGTGTCTCCGGGCTGGCTGTTCGCGCCGAAGAACGCCTTGGCGCTGTTGCCGGCGAGCAGGTCCCCGAGCGAGCTCAACTGGACGGGTTGACGCTGTTGGGGCTGGTAGCCGTACGCCTGCTGGGGGTATCCGCCGTACTGCTGTTGTGGTTGCTGTCCGAACATGATGTGTTCCTTTCAATGGTTGGTTATTCGGTGAATTGGTATTCGGGTTCGACGAGGGGAATGAGTCGGACCCATTTGGCGGGCACGTCCGGCCACGGCTTGGCGTCGAACTCCGGCAATGCGCTCATGTCGGGCCACACGTGGCCCTTGCAGGAGAAGCACTTGTCGGGTCCGGTAGTCGGCAGTTGCCTGATCCAGCTGTCGCGCACTTCGATGCCTTCGGCCTGTTCGATGATGTCCATGAGGTTGACGAGCAGTTGGGCCCGGCTCAACGCCCATTGGCCGGGTTTCGGGTCGAACCTGGTCTCCCAGGGCAGCGCGTCGCCGAGGCTGGTTTTGTTTCGGGGCAGGAAGTAGATGCAGTTGCGCTCCACCCGCTCGCCCTCGTTCGCCAGTCCCACGCCGTACAAGCTGGCCTGTATCCGGTACTGTTGCGAGGGTCCGTGGGCCTTGACCTTGGTGACGGTCGTGTTGCCGACGATCTTCCAATCGATGGTGCTATGGGTCTTCCTGTCCCACAGGTCGATGCTGCCGGTCACGTCGTAGCCGCCGTGCAAGCCCTGCAAACGGCCTACGGTGACCCGGTATTCCGACCGCCAGCGTTCCACGAGCTCGGTCACATTGTCTTCGCCCGTATAGGAGAACTGGTGTGCCGGATCCGCATCGAGCTTTTGGAACAGTCGCTCGAAGTGGGCGTGCACGCATGTGCCGATGAACGGCAGCCATCCGGGGGAGCGGCGTTCGGGCCATCCCGCCAGCTTCGCCGCCAGACAGTGCACGCAGTCCGTGCCCAGTTCGCTGGGACCGATCTCGCGTTGCAGTTCGCGCGGCGCGTTCTGGATATCGTTTTCGATGAGCTGGCGGATTTCCGGCCATAGTTTCGGTTCCTCCATCGTGTCCACCCGGGGTTTCGGCGTTGATGGTGGGGTCTGCAGCACGTCCTGCGTTTGGGCAGTCGGACGGGTCAGGTCGATGGGGATCGCGTCACTCATCGTCATCCTCCTCTTCGATGGTGATGGTTGCGCTGGTGTAGGTGACGTCGTCCTCGTTGATGTCCTGGTCGAGCACGTCGTCCACGCACACCGTGTTGTTGTTGAGCGCGGTCAGCACGTTCGCCTCATTGGGCTCGCCCATGCCGGCCGGCCATGAGACGACCAGCTTCTGCTGCACTGTGGCGTGCCCGCTGGCGATTACGCATAGGCTGCTCATGAGATCACCACCTGCGGTTTGCCGGCGACCTGATAGCCGGCCAATGCGACCGGCGCGAACGCTCCCCGCACCGCCCGCGTATCCAATGCGCTCTTGTACAACTGCGGATAGTCGGTTGCGGGATAATCCTTGCCGAGCTTCGCGGTGTCGAGCCGCATGGGCCCGTTTTTGACGGTGACCTTGAGCTGGCCCGCCTGGTAGGTGCCAGGCGTATGCGAGTCCAGAATTTGGCTTTTGAGGCTTTCGAGCTCGTCCTCGCGGGTTTTGATCTCCCCTTGCAGTTCGACGATTCGCGCCGCCTGCGCCTGCAGCAATCGGGCCTTGCGCTCCGCGTCCTCGGGTTCCGCGGTCCCGGTTTCCGGCGACAGGGCCGGCTCCCGGAACATGGGCGACAGAGTGTTATTCGCAGTCATGGTGTGTTCCTTTCACGAGTATCCGGGTGCCGGAATTGAGTGGCACCCATTGGGTCTTGTGCGTCCTGTATTCGCGTCGATGCTTTTCGCAGATGTCCATGCACGCCAGCAGCGTGGTCGGCGCGCCCAACGGCCCGCAGACGCGACAGCGGGGCATATACGGGCGATGGTCAGTCATGCTCATCGGCCTTGCCGGAGTCGGTATGAGGGGCTTCGATCTCGCCGACGACCTCCGCATGGATCACGTCATCGCCAATGTCGTCGATGTCGAGCTGGGTTGCCGGGGCCGGCTGGTCCAGATCGAGTTCGGCGCGGGATCCGACGGGATTGCGCAGCAGCTTCGAGATCGCGGAACCGTATTTGACGACCTTCTGCGCCAGATCCTGTGCACGGGCCAGAATCACCGCGTCATTGCCGTACACCTGGTTCTTCCCGCCGAACAGCTTGTCCGACGCGGAAATGAAAACGGCCGCGGCATCCGTGATCCTCGACGCCTTCGGGATCAGATCCGCGAAATCCGCTCGCAGGTTCTCATCCTCGATCAACTGCTGCACCGTATACTCCGGCGTGTTCTTCCCACTCATGATTGCTCCTTTTCTGTCGGGTCCCATTGGGGGATCGAATGGATACTGATGTACAGGTGGGGCTCGTATTCGTGCCCCTGGTATGTGTATGGGTCGCCGCTTTTGCGTTTCCGCCAGCCGCGCGCACCCTGGACGATCCGATCCGGCACGCGCTTCTCCGCGAACACGGACACGATCTGCGAGTCATCCGCATAGGCGACGCCGTTCAACGCGTCCAACACGGTTTTGATCAGATTGTCGATGTCGGGCTTGCCGCGTTTCGACAGCCAGAATTTCACGTACACGCTCACCGGCCCATCGAACGGCGCCTCATCCGGATATTTGCGGCGGAACTCGGCGAAGATCCGCTCCTCCGCACGCTGCGTCTTCCGGGGCGTGATCGCATGCCCCCCGTAGACGCGGGGCCGGCCCTTGGCGACCGGATCACCCGGCAGGGTCAGGTGGAATTCGTCGATGCGCGTCACGAGTCCTCCTTCCAGAACAGGATCACCGCCATCCAGATGAACGGGATCGCGACCATCAGCACGGTCGACAACCCCATCACGAGCTGGTTGCCGGCGCCGATGTCGTGCGTGAACGAATAGGACGCGCACCACCCCTCCAACACGGGCAGGAGCAGCACCAGCAGGCTGCGCGTGACATTGGTTTTGCGCGGTTCGATCCTCACGTGCTGCGCCATCACTGGACCCCCTCGTTGACTCGTAGGGCGAACTCGAAGCGAAGCTGGCTCGCGCCGCCGAGCTGATACGACCGCACCGCATTGGGCGAGAGCAGGATGATGTCGTCCTGACGTGTGACATGCACGGCCTGGAACGCGATCACCGTGCGCGGTCCGGACAGGAACACGAAATCACCCGCCGACACGCAGTCCGCGTGATCGATCCGCCTGCCTTCACGGATCGCCCGATCCCACACGTTGGCGCTCATTGGTCCGCCTCCCCGTGCAGGTGACGGTCGACGACCAGTTGGGCCTGCCGCAACAGGGAGACCAGTCGGATCGTCAGATCCAACAGCTCATACTCCCCGTCCTCGAACGCGCTGTGTTCGATCGCATGCACGGCCTCATACGCGTCCAGAAGCGTGTCCCGGTATACTTGCCATGCGATGGGCAGATCGGCGATCATGGGCTCGACGGGAGCCGGTTTCGCCGTGGATGCGGGATGATCGTCCCCGGACAGGGCGCCGGTTACGCGGTCCAGGATGTCCTGGATCGAGTCCTCCTCGCCGATCGGGACGACGAGCGTTCCGATAAGCTTGATATTCTTGTCATCAGACACCATGATTTCCTTCCTTTCCATTTGGTTTGTGGTGTCGGCCGGCACGGGAACAGGCAATAGGCGATGCACCACTCCCATGCCGGCCATTTCTTTTTTCTCCCCGCCCATGACGAGTCAGACGGGGAAAATCTCATTGTTCGATGGATTTGATCCACCGGATCATCTCCTCGCGGCGCACCCGGCGCCGTCCCGGCCGCCCCTGCTTGTTCGGCGGACGAAACACGTCGATGTCACCCCGTCGAACCGCATGCAGCAGGCCCTCATAATCCAGGTTGAACACCTGCGCAGCCTGCGGCAGGGTCAACGCCTCACGCTCCCACAGGGGCACCGGATTACCGTCCGTACGAACCCCATCAACACTCACCGGCATCACATACCTCCCTTAAACCAGTACCGGTGCATGACCTGGCAGCGGGGGCATAGGGTTTTCGCAGC